CAAACTATGAAATCGTGCAGTTCTTCTAACGAAATATATCGCAATTGATTTTCATATTTTGCTTTAAATTCTTTAAATTCATTTTCTAAATGATTGCAGAAATCGTTGTATTCTTCTATCGCTCTGTCTTCTTCTTCGCATAAACGATCCCAAGCTAAGTCTTTTGCTCTTTCTGCTTGTTCTGCAAATTTTAATGCTTCACTGTAACTCATTTTTATCATCTCCTATCGTTTACATTTAACAACAAACTGAGTAAAAATTTTTTTGTAAAATTTTATTTACACAAATATTATATATCTTTTGTTGTTAAATGTCAACACTTTTTTTAAAAAATTATCAAATGACAACAAAAATATTGTATAATTATAGAAAAAAGGGATGATAGTTATGTCAGATTTTAGAATAAAAGACGAACAATTAAAAGAATTAGGAAATTATTTAAAAAAAGTTAGAGAGAGTAAAGATTATTCGTATGGTCAAGTAGCGGCATATACAAATTTGAATAAAAAGGAAATATTTATGCTTGAAAATGGACAAAAGAAAAAGCCTAATCCTTTTTATTTAAAGGCTTTATCAGCCTTTTATAGAATAGATTTGAGTAAACTGTATAAAATAATTGGATATATGGATGATGAAGATGAAACGAGTGACGAAATAGAAAATTATAAAATTGATGATGAAATGTTAAATTTGTTAAAATTATTAGATGTTAAAAGTCAAAAGAATATTTTAAATGAAATGGTGGAAAAAATTGAATATATAAAATTAAAAAATGGCGATTATAAAGAAGCAGAGACTTTGATACAAAAGGTAAAAGAAAAAATAGATGAATTATAAAAGAAAGGGATAATATGGCAAGACGCGGAAAAAGTTTTACTACTATTTTAAAACAGGCTGCACGTGAGGCAGAAAGAAGTAGAAAACGTGCAGAAAGAGAACGAGTTCAAAAATTAAATGCAATGAAAAGGGAGCAAGCAAAAGCCGAAAAAGAATATCAAAAACAATTACAGAAAGAATATGTAGAAAGTAATCAAAATTATGCTAAGACAACGAAAGAAAATGCTGAAAATCAACGTAATACTTTTTTAAAAATAGCTAATCATATACATATAAAAAATAAAATTAGTTTGTTGGATCAGATTAGAGAAGATACATTTGATGAAGAACGTCCAGAAATATCTGTTAAAACTGTATTTCCTAAACCAGAATATAAAGAAACTTTTATGTCAAAAATAATTCCTTCAATTAAGAGAAAGAAAAAAATACAATATGAAAAAGAATTGAAAGAATGGAAAGTGAAATGTGAAGGAATTAAAGCTGCAAATGAAGAAAATTTGAGAGTTTTTAACGAAGAATTGAAAATTTGGGAAAATAGAAAAATTAGTTTTTATGATGAACGTGAAAAATACAATAAAAGTATAGAAGAATTAAATAATAGATATAATAAAAACAAAAAAGAGGCGGTTGAAGAATATTTTGAATTAGTCTTAGATGCGATAGAATTTCCATACGAAGGTTTGGAGGGAGATTATGATTTAGAGTATAACGAGTTAAGTAAAATATTAGTGTTAGATTATGTTCTGCCAAATATAGATGTGATACCAGATTTAAAAAATATGACTTATATAAAATCACGAGATGAATTTAATGAAACGTATATAACTGAGAAACAAAAAGAAAAAGTGTATAATGAATTATTGTATGGATTAGTTTTAAAAATTGTAGAAGTTTTATATTCAAAAGTTGAAAATGATAGCGTGAAATCAATAGTATTTAATGGTTGGATAGAAAATATAAATAAAGCAACTGGAAATGAACAAAGTTTTTGTTTATTAAGTATACAAACTAAAAAAGAAGATTTTGATGTTATAAATTTAAAGCAAGTTGACTATAAAACTTGTTTTAGAAAATTAAAAGGTATTTCAAAATCTAATTTAAATGATTTAATTCCTGTTGCTCCAATATTGAATATAAATACAGAAGATAAAAGATTTATTGATAATGTTGGAATAGGTGATAAAATAGAGGGGATAAATATAGCAAATATGGATTGGAAAGATTTTGAATACTTAATAAGAGAATTGTTTCAAAAAGAATTTGAAAATGATGGAGTAGAAGTAAAAACTACACAAGCAAGCAGAGATGGTGGAGTTGATGCAGTAATGTTTGATCCTAATCCAATTAAAGGTGGAAAATACATCATACAAGCAAAAAGATATAACAATTTAGTAGGAATATCAGCAGTTCGGGATTTATATGGAACAGTTCATAACGAAGGTGCTACAAAAGGAATTCTAGTTACTACTTCAGATTTTGGAGCTGATTCCTATGAATTTGTTAAAGATAAACCTTTGACTTTAATAAATGGAAGTAATTTATTAAGTTTATTACAAAAACATAATTACAAAAATGTAAGAATTGATTTGAAAGAAGGGAAATAAAGTATTTTTTAAGAGCTTTAAAAAAGGCTCTTTTTTTATTAAAAAATAAATTTTTATATCCGTTGACATTTAACAACAGATGTGATATAGTTTTAACGAGGTGATAGTATGGCTAGAAAATATAAAAAATCAAATGAACACCCTGAATTTGCTAGATTTAAATATTTGATAGAAAAGAATAAATTGACGATAGATGAATTTTCTAAAAAAATTGGGTATTCAAGAAATGCAATTTATAATTTTTTTAAATGGGATAGGAAAAAACAAATCCAGCAAATATTTAGAAAATTAAATTTTTTTGATTAATTCGTTGTTAAAAGTAAACGGTTTAATTACTTGATTTTTTTAAAATAATAATTAAATTAATCAAGTCAGCGATTTCTTTTAATTTTTCATCATTATTTTCCATAATAATTACTCCTTTCATTAAAGATGTAATTATTTTAATAATGTTTGAATTGATGATTCAAAAAGGAAAGGAAGGAGGTGTGAGATGAGTGAAAAAATAAACTTTTATGATTATAATGACAGAATTGACAAAATAAGAAAACTTACAAAAGAATTTAGAGAAATTATAGAAAAGAAATTCCCAGAAATAACGGAAATAGATGTTGAATTAATAACCGAAACGCTGGGAATTGAATTGAAACATTATTTTAGAAAATTTTGATTACATACCAGGAAACCATTCTTTGGCTTCTTTAAGCATTTTGTAGGCTTTTTTCATAGCGGTATTATTTTCTAAAAAATCCATACCTTCTAAAGTTAATCTAGGATTATTGATACCGATATGTATATGACCGCTTATTGAAGTTATTGTTGAAATACCTGTTATATAATTTTTTTCTTTGAGTTGTTCTAACATTAAAATTAGTCTTCTTTCGGAAATGCCTAATTTTTTTAAGTTTAGAGTTTCATCAAAATTAAAATTATTTTCTTCGTAAGCAACATCAATAGCTTTTAATATCCTAAAAATAGTTGTATCTAAGGACATTTAAAAACACCTCCTTTCTTGTGGTTTTAATTTTATTTGGCGATATTATTATAACTCAAAAGGAGAGAAAATTTAAGTAACAAAAAAAGCACTCTGAAGAGTGCTAACAAAAATATCAAAATACTATATCTTGTGTTAATTATAACATAAATTTGATAAAAACACAAGATGTAGGGAGAGGGAAATAAAATGAAATATACAATAAACGGATATTTTCAGGAAAAATTACTGAAAAATAATTTGGATTTATCTGACAGTCTGATTTTAAGGGTATTGGCGGATATTTATTCAAGTAATAGCAAAAAGATTGAATATAAAATTATGAACAATGATAAATATATGTGGATTTCTTATGGTTATTTATTTGAACAGATACCAGTTATAGGATCTGAAAGAACACTTGTGAGAAAAATAGATAAACTAATTGAAAAAGGGATATTGAAAAAGGAACTTGTAACATCTAAAAGAGGAATCAAGGGACGGTTTTTATATGTTTCTTTTGGAGAAAAATATTTTGAATTAGCAGAATATTCAAATAATGTAAATGAGAAAATAGAAGCGAAGGAAAAAGAAGATAAAGTGAAAAAATCAAATAACAGTTTGTCATCTAAAAATACCAAATGTCAAATTGACATCGACCAAATGACAAAATGTCATGAACCAAATGACAAATTGACATCATACCAAATGACAAAATGTCATAACAAAGATTCATCTATAGATAATACATCTATAAATAATAATATATTAAATAATATATATAGTTCAGTGATAGATTATTTGAACGAAAAAGCGAACAGCAAATATAAAGCAACAAGTAAAGACAATCAAAAACATATAAAAGCTCGTATAAACGAAGGATATGATTTTAATGACTTCAAAAAAGTTATAGACAATATGTGTTCAGCTTGGAAAAATACAGAATTCGAGAATTATTTAAGACCAAGCACCTTATTTGGCGTTAAATTTGAAAATTATTTAAACTGGAAAAAAACAGGAGGAAATAAAAATGGAAACACAGGGAATAAGAGAAGCTATACAGGAAATGCTGAGAAAAAAGGGTTTGACAAGCACAATGATTATAAGCCAGACTACTCAAAGGGATTCGATGACTGGAATTAGTGTGCCAACTGTATCATCGAGTATTTTCAAAGAACAGGACATTCAAAAATATATGGGATTGTCAAGACTAACGGAACAGGATTGGTATAAAAGATTTGAGAATGCAGAAGTTAAAACTTCTGAAGAAATTGAATTTAAGAAGTCATTTGAGAAATATTGCAAAAACTTTAAAATAATCAAACAAAAAGGGCTTGGAATATTAATGAGCGGTAATCCTGGGACTGGCAAGACTTATTATACAACCTGCATAATGAATGCTTTAAACCAAAAATACCTTGTTTACAAGACAACTTTATCCGATTTGCTAGAAGAAATCAGAAAAAGCTATAGAAGTTTTGAAAATGAGAATGATGATTTTTTGTTTGAAAGATTATCAAAAGCGGAATTAATAATTTTTGATGACCTGGGAAATGAATTTTTGAGTGACTGGGGGAAAGAAAAAATGTTTATGATCCTGAATTTTATTTATGAGAACAATAAGCCACTAATAATAAACACAAATTTAGATGCTAAGCAATTATCAAGTTTTTTTAACATAAACGGCAGTGATAAATTATTAGACAGAATCCGCAGCAAATGTAAAACATATATTGTTAATTGGGAAAGCCGAAGAAAAGATTTATACAAAAAAGACTTTGAGGAATTGTATTAGGAGGAAATAAAACGAAAATAAAACTAATTTGCCTAAGAATAGACAACAGCGAATTAAAGACAACCAGTAAAGAGGAATGGATCGGATTTATAAGAAGACATCGTGGAAATGTGAAAAGCATAGAACAATTTAACTGGGAAATTCCAGAAGACAAACTGGAAAAGGCTTTAGAATATTCGTTTGATGAATTATATGAATTTAAGTTAAAAGAAGGGAGAAGAAAGCAACAATGAGAATTTTTATATCTGGAAATGTGCCGAGTTCAAAAAACAGCAAGCGTTGGACAGGCAAAAGGCTGATAAATTCAGAAGCTGTGATGAAATACAAGAAAAAAACGGCTGACGAATGGTGGCAGCAAGGCATAAAGTTCAGAGAAATGTTAAAAGGCAAAGAAAAGCCTTATAAAATAGGATTTTATTTTATACGTGATAGCAAAAGGTCATTTGACTATGTGAACGTTGCACAGCTTCCTTTGGACTTGATGCAGGAAAACGAATGGATAGAGAACGACAACATGGAAAATATTGTTCCTGTATTCTTAGGTTATGAAGTTGATAAAGAAAATGCAGGAGTAAGAATAGAAATTTTATAGGAGGGAATTAAACAATGGATAAAAGATGGTATATTGTATCATTTAAATACGAAGATAGATTTGGTGGTGCAAATTCTGGAAATTGTACGGTTTTTATCGAAAAAGGAGACTATGCAGAAAGTGAAGTTTTAGAAATGTTTATCGAGGGCGTAAAAACAAATTTTGACTTCAAAAACGAACAAATAGTAATAACAAACATAATTAATTTAACAAAAATAAGAAGGGAACTAGAGGAATAATGGAAGCGTTAAAAACATTTGATATAAAGGAATTGCTAAAAAGACAAGCGATGTTGGATGAGAAGTTCGACAAAAAGGAAACAGCAAGGGAAAGGACAAAAAACAGAATAATAGTTGCGTATCTTACAGAGTTAGGAGAGATTTCACAGGAACTTAAAAATGAATGGAGTTACTGGAAGAACAGCACGGAAAAGTTTAACAAAAAGAAAGTTTTAGAAGAACTGTCGGACTTGCTGCATTTTTATCTAAGCTATTTGAATTTTAATAATACACTTGTTGTAAATGATTATCCACAGGATTTTCAGTTTGAGGACAATTTGGAAGAAACGCTGATTAATCTAAAAGAAGTAGATAATGAAGAAGAATATATAATATTTGGGTTAATGTATAATATCGTGGAATATGTAGGAGCAACTGAAAAAGAATTTTTACAAATTCATCACGAAAAATGGCTTAAAAATATGAACGAGAGAACGAAGGAGGAATATTAATGAATGAATTAATAAGAATAGAAATAAACGAAAATAACGAGCAAGTAGTTAGTGGAAGAGAATTACATAAATTCCTGGAGGTAAGATCAAGATTTAATGACTGGTTCAACAACAGAATAGAAATGTACGGATTCACTGAAAACGTTGACTTTGTAGCTATTACTAAAATTTTAGTAACAGCTCAAGGGAATAAAAGCAGCTATAAAGATTATTTGATGAAAATAAGCATGGCAAAAGAACTGACTATGATTGAGAACAATGAAAAAGGGAAGGTAATAAGAAAATATTTTATTGAATGCGAAAACATGTGGAACAGTCCTGAAATGATTCTGATGAAGGCAAATCAGATTCAGGGCAGAATGATTGAGAACTACAAAAAAGAAATTCAGGACATAAAAATTGAACTGGCTTACCAAAAAGAAGTTGTCGCAGGAGTAACAGAAAACATAGATGTTTATCAGAAGCAAAAAATATTAAACAGAGTTGTGAAGCACAAAGGAAGTAATTTTAGCAACAGATGGAATGAACTATATATAGTTTTTAGAGAAACATACGGCATAGATTTGAAAGCTAGGCGGAAAGGCTATGACTTGAAGCAGATCAAGAGCGGCGACAAATGCAAAAGCGTGTTAGAGTATGCCGTAAAATTTGGACATCTGGATAAATTATATAACATAGCTTTAAAATTGTACGAGACTGATATGGATGAAATTATTCATAATATCCAAATAGGGTTAAATTAATAAAGAAAAGGACAATGACAACTGAATAATAACTGTGAAAAATATGATAAAAAAAACTTTACTTTATAATATAAAAATGATATTATTTATATAATAGGAGTGATTAAAATGTATATAAAGTATGAAAATTTAGAAAAATTATATTATAAAAGAAGAAATATTGATGAAGAATATGAAAAAAGAATAAAAGATAATTCAACTATCGTTACAGACTTAATGATTTATTCTGAATATAAAAAGCAACAAGTACCGTTATTTTTTAAATTTTTACCAAAACATTTTAAATTACAAGAAGAAATAGGTAAAAAAAGTAAAAAGATAGAATTAAAATTTCAGAAATTGATGACTTTAATGGCGGATTATACGGTAAATAAGTTGTTTGTAAATGAAATTCTTTATACAAATAAAGTTGAGGGGATTCATTCTAGCAAGAAAGCTATTTATTCGGAATTGCAAAATAAAAAGAATGAAAAAAAATATAATAAAAAAGAAAAATTGGTAGGAATTGTAAAAAAATATGAAAATATCTTAAAAAATAAAGAAGAAAAAATTGAAAATAAGGAAGACTTCAGAAGAATATATGATAAGTTATTTATCGACTTTTTAGATAACGATAATTATAAATTAGATGGAGAAATTTTTAGAAAAGACGGTGTTGATGTAAAAAATGACACAATGGAAGTTATTCATCGTGGACTTTTGGGAGAAGAAAATATACAAAAAGAAATAGAAAAAGTAATAAAATTTTTAAATAATGAAGAAATTCCATCGTTGATAAAGATTCCAATAATACATTTTTATGTTGAATATATTCATCCGTTCTATGATGGTAACGGTCGTTTTGGAAGATATTTGTTGTCAATGAATTTAGCTAAATATGTAGGAAAGTACACAGCTTTATCAATTTCATATATAATTGCACAAAACAAAATGAAGTATTATAAATCATTTAAAGAAGTAGAAAGTAAATATAATTTAGGAGAGATAACTTTTTTTGTTGAAAATATTTTAGAAAATATAATCGAAGGGCAAAATTCAATTTTGGAGTTAGTAGAAAAAACAATTGAAAAAGCAGAGTACATGAATAAAATTTGTAAAGAGATAAAAGATGAAAGAAAAGATTTGAAAGAAATAGAAATGCAAATACTGTATATCTATATTCAAGATTATCTATTCAACGGATTCGAAAAAATAAAAAATAAAGATATAGCAAAAATACCAAACTTGAACAAAACCCAACAAACGATAAACAAATATACAAAAAAATTAGAAGAAAAAGGATTTGTAAAAAAAGTTTCTGAACGACCTTTAAGATATGAAATAGAAAATTGGTTAGCAGAAAAATTTTAAAAATAAAAAATAGATTCACAGTTATTAATTTAGCTGTGATTTTTTTATGGAGAAAAAATGGATGAAAATGTATTGGAAAGAATAAAGGCAAGGCTTTTAAGCGGAATAAAAGTAAATGATAGCGATTTTAATTTTATGAAGTTAAACGCTAATTTATTTAAAGGCATTAAATTTATTAAGAAAAGGAAGGCTAAGAGAAAATGTCTAAAAGAATGAGTAGGGAAAACCAAAAATTAATTTACTGGTTTATAGACTGCTACGCTTATCATCTGAAAGGTGTAGACATAAATTGGCAGACTAGCAAGCAAAAGCCTAGAGTATCTGATTATTTCAAATATAAGGCTAAGGAATACTTGAAAAAGAAATATATTGTTTCAAGCGAAAAAAATGTGAAAGACTATAAACCGTTTTCAAATCTTGAAAGCAAACTGAAAAATAAAATAATGTCTGTATTGGAAAGGAACTATACAAATGAAACAAAGGTAAGTGTATTAACTGATTCCTTGCTGGATTTTACAACAGAGGAAATGCAGATGTTATTGATAAAGCTGGGCGGCACATTTTCTTTGGCGTTAAAGATGATAAGCAATGACGAAGCAATAAAATTTACAGACTATTTATTTGATTTCTTTATGCAAAAGGATATACCGATGTGGCAGGAAATGCACGAACTGTATAGAAGTCAGGAAAACAGAAAATGGGTATACTGGATGTTAAAAAAGAAAATATGTGTCATCACAGGAAAACCGAATGCACAGCTGGCACACATTTCTAAAAGTGCTGGAGCATTAGGAGGCTACAAATATGACAAAGGGATAGGGAACAGTTATTTACCTTTGTCAGCAGAGTGGCATATAGGAGTAGACCACGGAGTTGGTGGTGGTAGAAACAAATTAACGGAAAAACTGAAAGAGCTGAATATAGAGCCTTTTGAAATAAAGACCGAGGAAGAAGTTAAGGAATTGAAGAAAATATATAAAGGACATTTCAGAGCATTTGAAAATGGTAAATAATTTTTGGGAGAGTGAAAAATGAAAAAATTATTGTTAATAGGACTTTTAGGAATAATCATAAGTTGTAGCACATATTATGAGAAATTTCAGCAAGAGTGTAGGCAATATAAAGTTATCAAAAAGTTAAAATCTAAAACAAGTAAAAAGATATATCTGAAATTTGAAAACGGTAGCATATACGAGGTATCGCCAATATTAAAATATGAGGATATAGAAGAAAATCACAAATTGAAGAAATGTGATTTTTAGAAAAATTTGGAAGCAGGACAATGATAGTTGAATATTTTAGATTTCGAGGTATAATATATATCATATCATCATATTTTTAGGAGAACCAAAAATGAAATGGCAAAAATTCAAATCTATAGAAGATTTAAAAAAAGAGTACAAGAATTTAAAAGAATTAAGAGAGGAAATAAAAAAAGAGTTTCCAGGATTGCATTTAAAGTTAAATACTTGGTCAAATGTTTGGATTTTTATAGAGAACATTAACAAATTTTTAGAAAAAGAAATTTATATATTCACGCTTTTAAACGTTGATAATCCGTCAAGAAGAAAGATATTGGATTTGAATGAAGAAATAATTCTTGAAAAATCCAAGTTAAAAAAATGGCGAAACAAAATTTCAAAAATAATAGCTCCAGATAAAAATAATAATTCTGAAGAAAGTAATGAAGCAACTAAAAAATTAAATGAAATATACAACGAGTTAAAAAGTTATGAATAAAGAAATAAAAGATGTAAAAAGAGAATTATCGAAATTATCTGGAAAAAAAATAGATTATGAAAAACCAAATTCTGAAAAAGTAAATAACACAAAAAATAAAAATAAAATAGACGAAGTGATAAGTAAAAATGTAAAGGTGGTAAACGATGGACAAGTAATAGTAAAAAGCGATACTGAGACAATAGCGACTTTATTAAGATGTAATAATAGAGAAGCGGTAGGCTTTCTAATAGATGTTCCAGATGAAGAAAAAAGAAATGTTATAAATGAAAATAATGAAGAAGAGAATACTATTAGACTGCCTTATGTGAAAAAGGCAGTAGATACAAGACAAGATGCTAACACTACAGCTGAACAAAAAGCAGAACTAAGATATATATCAGATTCTTTGCAGGCTATAAATAGTAGTGATGAAGTTATGACTTTAAAAATGTTATCACATGCAACATATGATAAAATTGATAAAAGTCAAAAAAGAATAAAAAGAAAGGAATCTGATATAGATGAAATATCAGGTGAGAAAATAGAAGGCGAAAAGAACATACATCATAAAAATGAAAAATGGAATACCCCGATGGATAGAGTTGTAGATAAAGATAATTATCAACTTTTATCTGTTGAAAGCCACAAAAAAAAACATAGAAAGAAGTCCAAATAAAATTGGACTTTTTTCGTGTAAAAATATATAAAATACAGAAAGGAAAACAAAATTAAATGAACGAAAAAGACATAGACAGAATAGCAGACAAAATAATAGAAAGAATGAAAACTGATAGGGAAATAAAAACTGAGAAACAACTAACACCATTTCAAAAGACCGAAAAATTATTATCTGAATTATCGTTACTGAAAGGTGCTATTGATTCTAAAAATATGCTTATAGAGGATTTGAAGAAAGAGGGCATATCAATTCAGAAAAAGGAAACAGGAGTTAATGTGCAGGCTAGTAAGGTGTATTTATCCGAACTAGAAAAGGTTGAAAATAAGATAGAAAAATTAGAAGAAGAAATTGCAAGAATAGAAAACGTTGTTAATATGGTTGAGAGGGCTTTGGACACGATTAGAAATGATAAGTATTACAAGATAATTGAGATGAAGTATTTTGATGATATGACATTTGAATATATAGCTGAAAATTTGGATATAAGTGAAAGAACAGCTAAAAGGCATAAAAATTATATGATTAGGCAATTACAGCTTATTATTTTTTCGGATGATGTATTAAAAAACATATTGAATTAAAAATTGTCACTTTTTTGTCCTTGTATATAATTTTCAATATGTTATAATATGTTAAGATGAAAGAGTATGAGTTGAGGTACTTGTCATTGAATCCTTGATTTTATATAAATAGAGATGTGTTCGTAATGTGGCGAGCAGGATAAATTAAAGAAGCACATTACAAGACTGGTTTCTGAAAATGGAACAGTCTTTTTTTGTTGCAAAATAAGGAGGTGGTAGCATTGAAATTAAATGCAAGGCAGAAGTCTTTTTGTGAGTTTTATGTAGCTAGTGGAAATGCTACTGAATCCGCAATAAAGGCTGGGTATAAAGAAAAGTATGCAGGAGTAAATGCAGATAAATTACTAAAAAATACTAATATTTCTAAGTATATAAGAAAAATAACGGAAGAACGTACCAATAATAGAATAGCCAAAGCAGAAGAAATACTTGAGTTCTTAACAGCAACTCTAAGAGGAGAAGTAACTGAAGAAGTAGTAGTGGGAGGATTTGGAAAATCAGCAACAGAAAAAATAAGTAAAAATGTAGATTTAAAAGATAGGTTGAAAGCTGCCGAACTACTTGGCAAACGATATAGATTGTTTACAGATAAAGTTGAAGTTGACGGAGTTGTGCCTGTCATGATTGTAGGTGAGAGCGAACTTGAAGAGTAGAAAAGTGAATCTTCCGGAACTGGTTGGAAAAGGATATAAGGATTTTTGGAACTTTAAGGGAAGGTACAAGGTCGTAAAAGGATCAAGAGCAAGTAAGAAAAGTAAGACAACGGCATTATGGATAGTATATAATATGATGAAATATAGGAATGCAAATACTCTTGTTGTACGTAAGGTGTACAGGACTTTGAAAGACAGTTGCTATTCAGATTTAAAATGGGCAATACATAGATTACAGGTTCAAGACTATTGGGAGTTAAAAGAAAGTCCACTTGAAATAACATATAAACCTACTGGACAAAAGATTTTATTTAGAGGTTTCGATGATCCGTTGAAAATTACATCTATTTCAGTTTCAGTTGGACAATTATGTTTTTGTTGGGTAGAGGAAGCATATGAGTTGACAGATGAAGTAGCGTTTAATATGCTAGATGAGAGTATAAGAGGTATAGTTGAAGAACCGTTATTTAAACAAATAATCATTAGCTTCAATCCTTGGAATGAGAGGCACTGGCTTAAAGCTAGATTTTTTGATAGAAAAGATAAAAATATTTTAGCTCTTACAACTAATTACCTATGTAATGAGTGGCTTGATGAATCTGATAAAAAGCTATTTGAAGATATGAAAAAGAATAATCCTAGGCGTTATCAAGTTGCCGGCTTAGGCGAATGGGGAGTAACTGATGGACTTGTCTATGAAAATTGGAGAGAATTGGAATTTGATTGGAGAGAGATTTTAAATAAAAGGCAAAAAGCAAAAGCAGTATTTGGGTTAGATTTTGGATATACGAATGACCCTGCTGCTTTTTTTTGTGGGATACTGGACATGGAGCAGAAAGAAATTTATGTTTTTGACGAAATATATCAAAAAGGAATGCAAAATACAGCTATTTACAACAATATAGAAAAGCTTGGATTTAGAAAAGAAATAATAGTTGCAGATAGTGCAGAACCAAAGAGTATAGAACATTTAAGAAGCTTGGGTTTGACAAGGATAAAAGCATCTAAAAAAGGGAAAGATAGTATAAATGCTGGAATACAGTTTATTCAGGATTTTAAAATTTTTATCCATCCAAGGTGTGTAAATTTTTTAACAGAGATATCTAATTATGCTTGGGATAAAGATAAATTTGGAAAAGCAGTAAATAAACCGATAGATGACTTTAATCATTTAATGGATGCCATGAGATATGCACTTGAGGATTATATGAGAAATAATCGGATGAAGACAATTAATAAAAATATATTGGGGGTGAGATAATGGAAATAAAAATTTTGGAAAAAGCGTTATGGGACTTTTTAGTGAATGATTTAGCACGGCTACAAAAACTGGAAGACTATTATGTTGGTAGGCATAAAATATTGGAAAAACCTAATAGGTTGAAGGAGAAACCAGATAGTAAACTTATCCACAATTTTCCAGGGTATATAACTACGATAGCAACAGCTTATTTTATTGGGAAAAATATTAATTATAAGTTGTTGGAAGATAATTTGGCTAATGAGTACGAGATGGTTGGAAAATATTTAGCAACGGAGGAAGAACAGCAGTGTAATTATGAGCATGCTGAAAACTGTTCGATTTTTGGGCGGTCGTATGAGTTATGGTATAAAAATATAGATAATACGATAAATTTTAAAACATTGGATCCTCGAGATGTTTTTGTTATTAGAGATAATACGATAGACAAAAATATTAAATATGCGATTCGGTGGAATAAAGAAAAAAACGAAAACAATGAGTATGATTATATTTTGGAGATTTATGATGATAAAACTGTAACTGTCAATACATTTACTTCTGTTATGGATTATGAAGGGATTATACTAACTCCACAGGGGCAAGGCGAAACTAGATTACACGGATTTAACAAAGTACCAATTATTGAATTTATAAACAATAAAAGGAAACTTGGGGATTTTGAAAAAGTAATAACACTGATTGATGGATATAATGAAGCGGTATCAACTTCATTAGACGATATGAAGGATTTTACAGACGCAATCCTAGTATTGACAAATATGCAAGGAACTGATGAAGAAGATATAGAGAGTTTGAAGAAAAACAAAGTGATGTTATTAGGAGAAAATGGAGAAGCTAACTGGCTAGTAAAAAATATAAACGACACATATTCTCAAAATAATAAAAATAGACTGAACCAGGATATTCATAAATTTTCCTTTATTCCTGATATGCAAGATGAAAATTTTGCTGGAAATAGTTCAGGCGTAGCATTAGGGTATAAATTGTTAGCACTTGAACAACTAACTGCACAAAAAGAAATGTACTTTAAAAAAGCATTAAATGAAAGGCTAGAGTTAATTTTTGATTATTTTGGGTTATCATTGAAACCGTTAGATATTCAAAAAATATTTACAAGAAATACTCCTGAAAATTTGGTTGAACTTTCAACTGTAATAACAAATTTACAAAATGTTGTATCACAAGAAAGTTTAATATCATTATTGCCTTTTATTGAAGATACTGAAGCGGAATTGAAAAAGATTGAAAAAGAAAATCAAATTGAACAACCGTTGGAATATAAAGGATTAAAAAATGAACAGGAAAAAATAGATGAAAAACAAGAATAAAGAATATTGGGAAAAAAGGCAACTTGCACGAGAAGAGCTATCATTTAACAAAGGTACAGAAGCATACAAAGAATATGTAAAAATACTTAGTGAGAGTAAAAAAGGAATAGAGAATAAAATAGCCCAATTATACGCTAAATATCAACAAGAAGTGACAAAACTAGGTGTTGATAAGATTCAAGCGAATAAACTGCTTCGTGGTACTGAGTATAAAGAATGGCGATACAATATAGGAAAATATGTAGAGGAAATTGAAAAGTTGAAAAAAAGTAATCCTGTTGAGTTTAGAAAAATGTCAGTTGAACTTGAAACCTTGGCATATAGAAGCCGTATCAGTCGACTGGACAGTTTAAAAGCAGGTGTTGACTATGAACTTATACAGGCAGGGGAGAAAATAAAAGGTAAAGTGACAGATACATTGGCTGATGTTTACGAAGATACTTATACATCATTTGTTGAGGATTTGAATTTTAAAAAAGGTGTAATTAGTAGTAGTACAATAAAAATGGCACTGGAGCAAGAATGGAGTGGGGCTAATTATTCAAGTAGAATATGGAGTAACATTGATAATTTAGCGAAAGCGATAAAGAATGAAGTGATTGTTGGGCTGAATAAAGGTATTAACTATAGAACTATGTCGCAAAATATAGCTAAAAAGTTTGATACAAGTTATAAAAATGCTGAAAGGTTAGTAAGAACTGAAACTGCTCATATACAAAACCAAGCAACGCTTATGGGGTATAAAGATTCTGGAGTTGTTAAATATGAGTTTTTAGCGGTATTGGATAGTCGAACAAGTCATACTTGTGCTAGTCTTAATGGTGAGGTGTTCAAGACGGAAAATGCAATGGAAGGAGAAAATTATCCGCCAATGCACCCTCGTTGTAGAAGTACAACTGTTCCTTATGAGTATTCAGATGTTTTTTCTGATGAACCTGAAAAAGAAGATTTTGAAAATAATGAAAATGAGGGTATAATCAATAATAATGGTACTGTTTTTGTTGAAGGTGGTAGATACAGAAATATAGGGAATATTAATGCAACGGAGTATAAAGATGAACCGCTGGAATTGTTGCGAAGATATGAACGAAAAATCGTTAAGAAAAGTAAAGAAAATGCGTTAGTAATAGCTAAAAATGGAGATATTTATATTTTGAAAGGAGATGAAAATTCAATACCAAGTCATAAGATGACTAAAATTAATTTTGAAGACGCTTTATATACTCACAACCATCCTAAAAATAGTAATCATGAGTGGGGATTTAGTGATGATGATTTTAGTTCATTTACTAATTTAAAATTAAAATATTTAGCAGCAATTGATGAAAAATACATTCATGAGTTATCAAATGATATGTTTGAAATGAAAAATATACTAACAGAACAAGATAGGTTATTGGATAAAATGACTTATGAAAGATGGATAGTACTAAAACAGTATAAAAAAGCAAAAGAAAAAGGATTAAGGTATAAGAGAAATGAAATTAACAAAAGATAATGAAGTGTATAAAAGTTTTAAGAGGTTAAAGGAAATAGAAGAAAAAGCTAATAACGCTGAAAATAGCAAAGAAAAAATATATTGGCGTGGGGAATATTTGAAAAAGGACAGAGAATTTTTTGAACAATTAAAACGCTCTGAGTTTAAAAAAGAGAAAGCTTTGACTATTTTGGAAAAATTGGATGAATTATATTCGAGTGATAAAAAATCAAAAGAGTAGTTTAACGACTGCTCTTTTTTTATTTGTCGTACTGATGGACATTAAACATCTAGGTAGAAAATAGTCGACAGACTTTAAATGGGAGGATAATTATGTCAGAAAATACATTTACACAGGAACAAGTAGATGAAATGATTAAAGAAAGAATTGCAAGAGAAAGAAAAAAGTTTGAAAGTGAGAAAAAAGAATTGGAGAGAAAGCATGGAGAGACGATAGAAGAGTATGAAACAAGAATCAATAATGCTAATCTTACTGCAGAAGAGAAGTATAATAAGAGCCTTGCTGAACTTCAAAAACAACTTGATACTTCAAATACGGAACTTGCAACATTGAAAACTAATGAGATGAAAAAGGCTATATTAGGGAAATATAAAATTCCAGATAGTTTTTTAGGCAGCATTACTGGAAATACTCAAGAAGAGATTGAAGATAGTGTGAAATCTTTTTCTGAGAATTTATCTAGTTATCTTAAAACACAAAGCGGAGGAACACCAAACTCTTTAAATGGTGGAAGTGAAGGAGAAAAAGATAAAAAGGATATAGGACTTGAAGCATTCGATAAGGCTTTTAGTTCTTTTTAATTTAAAGGAGATGATAGAATATGGCAATGATTTATACTGAATTATTTGCAGATAAAATTGATGAAAGATTTACAAGTGAAGCAGTATCACAGAAAATAGTAAATAATGATTATAGCTTTGTAGGTGCTAAAACTGTAAAAGTTACTTCGATTAATACGGTTGATAATAGGGACTATAACAGAAATACAGGTTATGGAAATGCGGACATTTTACAAAATTCAATCCAAGAAATGACATTAACAAAAGATAGAGCTTTTAAAATGCTTTTGGATAAAATGGACGAAGACGAGACAAAAATTAAAGCTGGAGAAGTGTTGGCAAGACAATTGAGAGAAAGAGTAATTCCTGAGATTGAGAAATACAGATTTGAAACAATTCTTAAAACCTGTGATACAAAATCACAGACAGTAACAGGTCTTGCGGCTAATAACGCTTACAACAAATTTTTAGAAGCACAGGAGAAATTAAATGATGCGGATGTACCTCAAAACAGGATTGCTTATGTTACACCTGAGTTTTTAACAAAATTGAAAAAAGATGACAATTTCATCAAAGCTTCGGATATTGGGCAAAATATAAAAATAAATGGATTAGTAGGAATGGTTGACGGAGTACCGATAGTAAGAGTTACTAAAAAATGGATGGAAATTAAAACAGGAGTAGGTGGAGCTACAACTAAAAATTACGGTTGTTTAATAGGGCACAATTCGGCAACGGTTGGTCCTGTGAAATTAGCTGAATATAGAGTAGTTACAGATTCAGAAAATTATTCAGGAACTTTATTTTTAGGTAGATTTTATTATGACTGTTTTATACTTGATAACAAAGTAAAGGGTCTAGTTGCAATTGAAGCGTAGTAAAAAAGTGTGGTTAAAACGCCATACTTTTTTATTTTTAAGAGGTAATAGAAATGACTGAATTAATTGATGAAATTTATGAAAAAATAAAAATTATTTCTGATGTAACACCAAATGAAGCAAAGACTAAATTTGCTATTGAGAGTATTGTTCAAGATAGTATTAACTATATGAACCGAGAAGACTTCCCAAGAGAATTGATAACTCCTATAACAAAATATATTTTTAAATATAATTTTGATAAAAATAGAAATATAAAATCTATGAAAAGTGGAGATAGGCAAGTTGAATTTGTAACTGAGTTAAACGATGATGTGGAATTTAGAAAAAGTTTGAATCGTTTTAGAAAACTTGGAGTTATAAAATAAAGGTGGTATGTGATGTTTGAAGATTTTTTTGATACCGATGTGATAGAAGAAGTTAAAAGAAATACAAAAACAAAGACTGAATTTGGTTTGGCAGTTCAAGGTTGGGAAGTCGTTTATACAAATGTTAAGTGCCAGTTGAGTGCTGGAATTTTAAGAGCTACTGAGACTGGAGTTATAAATAGTTCTAAAAATTCGTATAAGATATTTGTTAGTAATGATGTAGAAATAAAGCAGAATGATATTTTGGTTGTAAGTAAAGGCGGAATAAAATATAAATTTAAAGCTAATAAACCTATAAAGTACACTGATTTTTGGGAACATCAGGAGATATCGGTGGAGGAAGTGGAAAAAAATGAAACTTAGCGGTGACTGGGAAAAACTGGCAAAAAAATTAGAAAAGTTAGCTACTGATACTCCACAAAAAGTTGGAACCACACTTAAACAAGTTGCTGAACAAACAATAAAAGAAGTAAAAGAAGAAACACCAGCAGATACTGGTCAATTAAGAATGGGTTGGCATAGGGAAAATGGTGGAAGTTTCAAACAGATGGTTTATAACAATGTGGAGTATGTAAACCATGTTGAATATGGACATAGAGCGGTGTATTTTGGTAAAGATACGGGTGAAGTAGTACCTGGTGTGTTTATGTTAAAGAAAACAATAGAAAAATTAGAACCTATATTTAAAGATGAAATAGGGTCAACAATAAAAGCGGAGTTTGAATAATAATGGAATTTATGGATTTTATAAAAGCCCTAAGCAAAAAAATATACAATTTTACAGATAAAGAAGTTGGAATTGATAATATAAATGCTTTGACTAGACCGTGTTATTACATCCAAGTAATTGACTACAAAAATGAATTTTTTGCGAATTATAAAAAGCGAATATTTATTAGCATAGATATTATATATATTCCTGAAAATGATGAAAATAATACAATGGAAGTTTATAAAGCGCTTGATGAGTTGGATAATATGTTTGAAACTAAAGGTAATAAGATTTTAAAAGTTAAAGATAGATGTCTAACTTTAAAAAATGAGCATACAAAAATGGTAGATGGGTTAGGTCATTATATTTTCGATTTAGATTTATTTGATGTGTATGGGACTGATTTAAGAACTTTTGACAATAGTATTGAAACAATAAAAGAAATATTGAATGACGACACGGAGTTAACGGAATATGAGTTGATAAAAAAATTAGATTTATTTGATGAAAAAGGTAATAAAGTATCATTATTTGATGAGAATAATGATTTGATTAGTGATGAGGTGTTTAAAAAATTATCATTATTTGATAAAAATGGAGTTCCATTTAATTACAAGATAATGAGAAATTTAAAAATGAAATTAAAGAAATAGGAGAGTGATAAAATGGCAATAGTCGGACAAATTAATGCGAGTCCAAGCATTAGCATTGCATTTAAAACATTAGCAACGACAGCTATTCAAAGAAGTGAAAGAGGTACTGTTTGTTTGATTTTGCAAGATACAAAAGCTACTGAAAAATGGTACACTTTTAAAACTATAGCCGATGTTGAAACTGAAAAATGGGATAAAGATAATATTAAATATATTAATTTAGCTATGCATTATGGAGCATTTAAAATATTAATCAGAGTTATACAAAGTGGAGAAGATACAAGCAAAGTATTAAAGGATTTAGAAATGCGAAAGTTTAACTGGTTAGCTTATCCAAAGGCATTAGAAACAGAAGATCAAACGGTTGTAAATTGGGTAAAACAACAATTTGGGAATACTGGTCCAATTGGTAAAACTATAAAATATGTATCAAGCTATGCGAATAAAACAGATCATGTAGCTATTGTAGAACTTGCAAATGGTGGAACATATAAGTCTATTTATGGAGATTTTACAGCACAGGAATACACAACAGCTATTGCAGGGCTTATTGCAGGTATGCCATTGAACCGTAGTGCTGATAATCACATCATGAATGATTTGAAAGAAGTTGAAGATTATGAACCTAAAATTGGTAAATTTAGCTTGTATATGGATGAAGATATAGTTAGGGTAAATTATGGTGTTAACTCTAAAACTACATTTGATAGTACTTGGAAAAAAGATACAAGAAAAATTAAAGTTGTTGAGGGTATGTGCTTTATTGTGGATGATATAAGGGACACATTCAAAAAATATTGGATTGGAAATTATATCAGTGATTATGATAATAAAATGAATTTTTGTTCAAATATAACAAAAGTATATTTTAAAGAAATGTCGCCAAATGTATTAAATGGAGATTATGACAATAAAGTAGAAATTGATATTGAAGCACAGAAAAGGGCAATCATTATAGATGGGTTGGAAACAGACGGTATGACGGATTTAGAAATTTTACAGTACCCTACTGGTGATGAGGTTTATTTAACTGGAGATGTAAGATTTGTAGACACTATGGCTTCACTTAGCTTAACAATGACAATGTAATGAAAAGGAGTTGATAAAATGTCGGAAAATATAAGAGGAAACAGAACAATAACAGGAGCTTATGGGGAGTTATGGCTTGATAATGAAAAAGTAGCGGAGTTAAAATCTGTAGAGGCTAAAATTACAGCGGAAAGAAAAGAAGTACAACTGGGGATTTCTGTTGATAGTAAAATAACAGGATTGAAAGGTGAAGGAACAATTACGGTATTTAAAGTTTATACTCGTGGAAAAAGAATACTTGAAAATTGGATAAAAGGAAAAGATGTAAGAAGTAGAATAGTCACATCTATTAAAGATCCAGATAGCTTGAAAGGGCAAGAAGAGAGAGTGTCGATTGACAATGTTTGGTTTGATTCAATTGAATTGGCAAAATTCACAAGAGGGGAAATTGTGGAAGAAGAAATACCTTTTGGATTTACTCCTAGTGATGTTAAATATGAAAATGTAATAAAATAAGAAAAGGCAGGGATAAGATGAAAAATATAACAGTAGAAATGTTGCTGGAAAATAGCAAAAAAATAGAAAAAAAAGATACAATAAAGGTTAAAGTTGAAGAATTAAGTGGAGCTGTTTTAGAATTAGAAGTATTGAACAGAATGGAAATACTGGATATTTTATCTAGTAATAGTACAGACAAAGACAGTGAATTAATCTATACTGCAGGGAAAATATTTAAAAATGAAAAATTGATTACTGAATTGGGTTGTCAAATGAATCCAATTGAAGTTGTGCCAAAAGTACTAAGTCAATCTACCATAGTAAATATTTCTGAATTACTTATGAAAAAAGCTGGATGGAATGAAAAATTTACTGTTGAAGAGGTGGTTGAAGAAATAAAAAACTAATCAAGGGCGACTGGAAAGCAAAAACAGTCGCTCATTATTTAAATTGTGGACATAGTTTGCAAAGTCTAAGGGAATTAAGTAATTCAGAGTTGTTGTTTATGTTCTTTATGATTGGAGGTGGATTAGATAATGAGTGAATATAAATTAAGTGCATTGCTTGAATTGAAAGATAAATTTTCAGGTACGGCACAAAAAGCAAAGAGTTCATTAGGAGATTTAAAAAATCAGGTTGCTGGAGCATCTAATGGAATAAAGGGCGGATTTATAGGAATGTTGGAAAACGTAGGAAATGGAATAATATCACTACAAAAAAAGAGTAAAAGCGTATCTGATAAATTAAAAAAGGAATTTAACGGAGTAGAAAGGGCAATGGCAGCTGTCGGAGTAGGTATTGGAGCAGGTGCAGCAGTTAGTGTATTAAAATCTTCTGTTGAATCCTATGCGAATTTGGAAGACCAAGTTAGAAGAAATAAGGCTATAATGGGGGCTACAGTACAACAAGAAAAACAACTTATGCAAC